GAGCAATATAAATTACGTTTATTAATTAAAAAACAGTTTGAACATTATTTAGATCCACGTCAGGTAAAACTATTACAAAACAACCCCAATTTATTAAAACTAGGAGGCGAAAAAAGATATTGTACATTCTTATTTACTGACGTTAGAGGTTTCACTAATTTGTCTGAAACTTTACCGCCTGAAGAAGTTACTAAAATAATGAATCAAGCATTAACTATACAGTCAAACGCAGTAAAAGAATATGGAGGTATGGTAGATAAATATATTGGCGATGCTATGATGGCAATATTTAATGCACCTATAGACTTACCTGACCATGAAGATAGAGCTATTAACACAGCATTAAAAATTATAAATGATATGAAAAAAGCTAATCTAAGTATAGCTATAGGTATAGGAATTAACACTGGAGAAGCGGTAGTAGGTAACATGGGAAGTGACACTAGGTTTGATTATAGTGCCATAGGAGACGCTGTCAACACTGCTGCTAGACTTGAGTCAGCAACCAAAGAAGTAGGTGTAGATTTAATAATAGGACATAATACTAAAAAAAGTTGCAGTTTTGAGTTAAAATTATTAAAGCCTATAAAAGTAAAAGGTAAAAAACAATTACTTACTATATACACAGCGAGGTAAATATGAAAAAAATGAAAGCTAAAAAAGTCACAGTAAAAGGTGTTGATGTATCTAAATTAAACAAGAGACAACAAAACCTCATGAAAAAACATGCTAAACATCATACCAAAAAACACATGGTTAGTATGACTAACATGATGAAAAGAGGTAAGACTTTTACAGAATCGCACAAAGCAGCACAGAAAAAAGTAGGTACATGAAAAATTTAAGTGTACACGATGTTGCTGCAGATTTAGCAGTATCTAAAAAAGAAAACGCAGAACGTTGGAAAACTGCTTTCAACGAGTTTGCTGATATTAAACAAGAAATATCTTCTATAAACAGCACTATAAAAATGGCTACTTTTGGCGTATTTAGTTTTATAGGTGCACTAACAATAGCAGTAGTAACGGTGGTAGTATGAAAGGATTATTTAAAAATATTATTGGAGCAGTTGCACCAACTTTAGGAACAGCCATAGGTGGTCCCATGGGTGGTATGGCTGCGAACATGATAGCTGATGTATTAGGCGTACCTAATGATCAAAAATCTATTGAACAAGCCATACAAAATGCTACACCAGAACAAATGTTAGAACTTAAAAAAGCAGAACAAGCTTTTGAAATACAAATGAAAGAACTTGATGTTGATGTATTTGAGTTAGAAGTAGCAGATAAACAACATGCTAGAGGTATGTTTAGTAAAGACTGGACTGCAAGAATCATAGGTTTGTTTACTATAGCGGGTTTTTTAGGTTACATATTTTTAGTTACTTTACAACCACCTGAACAAAACTCTGAAGCATTAATTAATTTAGTATTAGGTTATTTAGGAGGGTTAGCGAGTGCGATTATTTCATTTTATTTCGGAGCATCTCATACCCCAGATAAAGGAGAGTAAAATGCAAATATCACAAGAGGGGATAGCCTTGATTAAAAAGTTTGAGGGTTGTGAATTGAAGGCGTACAAATGTGCTGCTGGAGTCTGGACTATAGGTTATGGCTCAACTAAAGGTGTTGAAGAAAACGACACAATCACACAAGAAGACGCTGATAAACTTCTCACTGAAGAGATGAGTGAATACGAAGGTTACGTAAACGACATGGTAGAATCTGATTTAAAACAAAATGAGTTTGATGCCTTAGTTTCTTGGGTTTATAATCTCGGACCATCTAATTTATCTTCAAGTACACTTTTACAAAAGTTAAATAATAAAGATTGGGATGATGTTCCTAATCAAATAAAAAGGTGGAACAAAGCTGGAGGAGAAGTTTTACAAGGTCTAGTACGTAGGCGTGAAGCTGAAGCTTTACTGTTTGAAGGCAAGGAGTGGCACGAGGTTTAATATGCCGTTGAATAAATTTATATTCAAACCAGGAATCATGCGTGAAGGCACAGCTTACGATAATGAAGGTGGTTGGTTTGATACTAACTTAGTTAGGTTTAACGCTGGTAGACCAGAAAAAATAGGGGGTTGGCGCAAAGATACAAATAAAACTTTTTTAGGTACATCTCGTGCTTTACATTCTTGGGTAGCTTTAAGTGGTGCTAAATTTTTAGGTTTAGGCACACATTTAAAATATTACATAAACGAAGGAGATAGTTTCAATGATATCACACCTATACGAGCAACGACTACTGATGGCATCACTTTTTCTGCTACTAATGGTAGCTCTACTATCACAGCTACTGACTCAAATCATGGAGCAATACAAGGAGATTTTGTCACTATTAGCGGTGCAGTTAGTCTAGGAGGCAATATTACTGCGACAGTTTTAAATCAAGAGTATCAAATAGATAGTGTTGATAGTATTAACACCTACAAATTTACAGCTAAAAACACTGATGGTGATACAATTACTGCTAACAGTAGTGATACAGGAAACGGTGGTAGTGGAGTAGACGGTGCATATCAAATCAACGTAGGTTTAGATACATACGTTCAATCAACAGGTTGGGGCGTAAATGCATGGGGTGATGGCGGTTTTGGTTCAACAACTGCTTTAACAAAAAATAACCAATTACGCTTATGGTCACACGATCATTTTGGTGAAGACTTATTATTAGCTGTACGTAGTGGTTCTTTATTTTACCATGACACTAGCGATGGATTATCTGCTAGAGCAGAACTACTTAGTGCACAAACTGGTGCTAATTTAGTACCCACTATTTGTTTAGGTGTAACAGTATCAGAAACAGATAGGCATATTATAGTTTTAGGTGCTGACCCAATATCAGGTAATAGTAGAACTGGTGTGCTTGACCCTATGCTAGTAGCGTTTGGAGATCAAGAAAGTTTACTTGAGTTTGAGCCTAAAGAAACTAATACTGCGGGTAGTTTAAGATTATCTGAAGGTAGTTTAATAGTAGGTTCAGTAAAAGCTAGACAAGAAACTTTGATATGGACTGATACAGCGTTATACAGTATGCAATTTATTGGACCACCATTCACATTCGGTATAAATTTAATAAATAATACTACTGGGCTTATTTCACCTAATGGGGCAGTCACTTCACCTAACGGTGTTTACTGGATGGGCTATGATAATTTCTACGTTTATAATGGTAACGTACAAAAAGTGCCTTGTAGCGTATTAAGTTATGTATTTGATGATATAAATTCAAGTCAAGTTTTTAAAATATTTGCATTTACTAATAACGCACATGATGAAGTAGGTTGGTTTTATCCTTCAGCTAATTCAGAAGAAATTGATAGATACGTAGTATATGATTATAACGATAACGTTTGGACTTACGGTCAATTAAGCAGAACAGCATGGTTAGATGAAGGTACGGTTGATTATCCAAGAGCTACAAGTAATAATTATTTATACGAACATGAGTTCGGTTATAATGATGACGGTAACCCTATGACTAACGTGTTTATTGAAAGTAGTGATTTTGACATAGGCGACGGTGAACAATTTGCTTTTATTAATAGAGTAATACCAGATGTAAAATTTTTAAATAATAGTGATGGTGGTAAAGTAAACGTAGTTTTAAAAACTAGAAACTTTCCTGGAGATACACTCACTACTAATAGTACAAGTGCGGTAAGTAGCACTACACAACAAGCACACGTGAGAGGCAGAGCTAGACAGGTAGTTTTAAGGCTTGAATCTGATGATGATGATAGTAACGCAAATAATGATACTGGGTGGAGACTTGGTGCTACTAGAATAGATACAAGGAGTGACGGTAGAAGATGAGTAGGCTTTTAGCTACTAGACTTCCTATATCAATGGGGAATGAGGTTACTCCTGATATTTATAACAGATTAGTAAGAATATTAGAAATAAATTTAGGTACGTTTGACCCTGATAATACAAGACAAATAACTACAGCAGAACGAGACACACTTAAATTTAACGTAGGCAGTTTAATTTGGAATACAGACGTAGAAGTATTACAAGTATGGACTGGTTACAACTGGTTAGACATTGGACAAAGGCTAATTGACCGTGGATACGAAGCAACAGCTAGTGTAGGTAAAGTTACAGTAGCCTTAGACGGTGCAACTTCTATAGAAGTAGGCGTAAATAATTAAATATATGAGCTGTTTATAACCTATACAGCTCATGAACTTGTATATATAATAGATTTATGGGCGGATTGAAGAGCGCATTCAAAAGTATTAAGAGGTTCGTTAAAAAGAACACGAGAGACATCGCTACTATTATAGGTTTCGCTATCGGTGGACCAGCAGGTGCTGCTATAGGTCAAGGCATAGGTTCTCTAGGTGAGGGTAGAGATTTAGGTAAATCACTCAAAAGTAGTTTAAAGGTTTATGCTGGAGCACAAATGGCACAAGGTGCTGGACTTGAAGGCGGACAAGGTATAGGTTCACTTAACCCAATGGGTGAAAACTTTATGTTTAAACCTTCTAATATAGGAGCAGGAGGAATAGATCCTAATACAGGTAAATTTGGACAATTTTTCCAAGATATAGGAGCTAGTGGTAGAGATCTTTTAAGCGGTGCTGAGGGAACTAAAGTAGGTAGTGGCGACTTGATGGGTAGTTTCAAAGATTTAAACATGTTGCAAAAAGCTGGTGTTGGTTTAATAGGTGCTGATGTTGCAGGTGGTATGATGGGTGACGAAGAACCAGTTACTATGCCTGGACCAATAGATCAAACAGGATACTTAACAAGAGGTTTAACGCCAGCAGTACTTAGCGACGTTTACGGTACTCAAGGCTCTGGCACAGGTATAGCTGGTAGTATGCCTAGTTTAAGCTCAGCTTACGCATATGACCCCGTAAATTCTACTATAGCTGAACTACTAAGAAAAACACAAAACACTGAGCTTGACTTCCCTGAGTTTGATAGAGTTAACGTAAAAGATGGCGGTATAGCGAGGTTGGCTGATGGCGGTGAACTACCAGAAGTTGATTTAAGAGAACATGGAGGTGAAACTCATGACTCTGAAGGCTCAGGCGATGAAGATACTATACCCGCACTATTAGCAGACGGTGAGTTCGTAATGACTAAACAGTCTGTAAAAGGTATAGGAGACGGCGACCATGATAAAGGTATAGCTAGATTATACGCTATGATGGACATGAACGAAAACAAAGCTCAAAATATGGGTTTAGGTAGGGCATAATGGCAGAACAAACTACAGGACGTACCGAGAGTTTACCTCCACAGTATTACCAAGATTTAATGGCAGGAATCCCAGGGGCTAACGTTCCTGGCATACTACCTTTATTAAATCAAAATTTAGTAAATCAGTTACAGAGTATGGGTGTTCCTGGTGGTACGCCTTTCACTTATCAAGGTCAAAGAATAGCAGACTTTACTCCCGCTGAACGTATGGGTATGCGTTTAGCTGGGGAAAACGTAGGCTCATATCAACCGTTTTTTGATGAAGCAGCAGGTATGGCTAGGCAAGGTTACGGCGACGCTAGGAGTAGTGCTGCAGAAGGCATGAATCTTTTACGTCAGGGGGCTTCACAAGGTGCAGCAGGTATAGGCGAAGCACAAAGATTATTACGTCAGGTTCCAGGAGTAGCAAGAAGCGCAACGTTTGAAGGGTTAGGCGGAATACGTACAGGTCAAAACACTTTAGGTCAAGCTGGTCAAATGATAGGTGGAGCTGGTGTTGATTTGTCAGGAGCACAAGACGTTATAAGTGGTTCCTTAGGTAATGTAGGTGCTAGTGCTCTTACTGGTTTTGGTTCTACTCAAGGTTTTGATCCTAGAGGTATATCAAGTTTTATGAACCCTTATGAAGATGCCGTAGTAAGTAGAGCTATGCAAGACCTTGAAGAACAAGGAGCAAAAGCAGATATAGCAGGCAGAGCACAAGCTATTGGCTCTGGAGCTTTTGGTGGTAGTAGAGCTAGATTGGGTGCACAAGAAAGGGAAGAAGCGTTACGTAAAGCACAACTTGAAACTGCAGCAGGTTTAAGAAGACAAGGTTTTGAGTCTTCAGCAAACAGAGCACAACAAGCTTTTGAAAGTCAACAAGCCAGACAAGCACGACAAGCAGGTTTATTAGGTAATTTAGCAGGTCAACAAGCAAATATAGGTAGCCAAATGGGTACTTTAGGTCTAGGTCAACAAGGTGCACAACTCAATCAAGCTAACGCATTAGCTAATATAGGTCAGCGTCAAGGAGCCATGGGCACACAAATAGCTGGGTTAGGACAAAACTTAGCAGGTACCATAGGCACTGCTGCTGGAGGACTAGGTAGTTTAGGCACAGGACTAAGTAACATTTACGGTGGCACAGGTCAACAACTAGCTAGTACTGGGCTACAGGCTGGTCAGTTTGGTTCTAATGTAGGCGGTCAAATGGCTGGGTTAGGTCAAGGTTTATCAGCTTTACGTCAAGGTGACGTCAATAGTATGATGAATATAGGCGGTATGCAACGTGGTCAGAATCAAGCTGGTTTAGACTTAGCGTATCAAAACTTTGTAGGTCAATACAACTTGCCTACTCAGTTGATAGGTCAAACCGCAGGTATAGCACAAGGGTTAGCTCCTACGTTGGGTGGCACT